CGTATAACGATTCAGACCGATGATAATGATAGTTTGGCAATGAAATCAAAGAGCGATCCTGAAATCACTGTATCTGCAGAAGATTAATGAAATCAAAGAGCGATCCTGAAATCACTGTATCTGCAGAAGATTAATGATTTGCAAAGATATTATATTATTTTAATTTATTGGATAATATAATATGACAGAATCAAGTGTCTATGTTTTAAATGGAAATGGTAACAAAGATTTAGTAATAATTTCATTTGGGGGAATTTCCAAGCAATTTGCTGGAACACCGCCATTTGAATTTTTGAGATTTCTACATCAAACATTTCCTCAATATGATAAATATTTTTACATTGATTTACATCAAAATTGGTATCACCAAGGAATTGCAGGGTTCTCTACGAACGTTGAAGAAACTCGTAATTACTTACAAACTATAATTCGGGATTATAATAGTGTTTTGTTTGTAGGAGTATCAGCTGGTGGTTATGCTGCTATATTGTTCGGATCTCTATTAAAGGTTACTTCAATATTGGCATTTATTCCTCAAACCAGGCTTAGACCCTATGAGAATGGTCGTGAAATGGACAGCTCTTATCTAGATCTACGTAATTATATGACTCATTCGACACAATATTATATTTATGGGAATCCAAGCATATTGAACAAAGACGATCATCATCATATTTCTCAATGTGAACATATTGCCGATTTTCCCAATGTTCATTTAACTCTTGTTGACAATCTTAACCTACCAGAAATGCGCGATAATGGAGAACTTTATAAAATCGTTTCGGAAATAATTACCCTTTCTTCACTTTGTTTCTAGAAATCGTCATCGTCATCGTCATCATCACCTACAACAATATCCTTCTTAATATTTTTATCTAAATATCTATAAATTCGTTTAATATCCAGCTTGGTAATATTATAATTTTCAAACATTTTTTCAATCTCTACCAATTTATCTGTTTTATTACTAAAGTCCCCACCGTTTCGGAGTCTTAGTTCTTGAAACATTGCGATTAAGTCACGCTTGTCCATATCTAATTTTTGGCATAAATTATAAATAAATAACATATTGTTGTATTCTGTAGAATACTTGGTGAGAACTTTGGTAAATCTTACCTCATTTGGTTTAAATAGATTTCGATTCTCTGGAAAGGTATCGTGGTATACTTTGTTACTATAGAACGTCTTCATTAGTGAACTCATTTCATTGAATTGCCATATTTGGTTTTGAAAAGTGATTCGATCAATGTAGTCCGCGTAGCACATATTTTTCAATATTCGTGAGTAAAAGGGAAAAGATTGGTTGATGTCCTTATTCTGTATCGTATCAACAATGTTCTCGTGCCATAATAATGCTACAATCGTTCTGTCGGTTTCGTTCATAAACTTGTTATGTTGCTCTATTTTAGCTGGTTGGTTGATAAGCAGTTGTGTGATTTTTTTAGAATCTTCGTTGTATGACTTGTTACAAAATATCTGCTTTATTTTTTCTTCGGTCAACAGTTCCTCACGTTTTGCATCCCCGAAAATGTCTTTTACAAACATTAATTTTCGCATATCTCCTTGAATGTAATTCAATACTGTGGTTTCATAGCTGTCTGGTTTGTTTCTTATGGTCGGTATAATTTTATTAAGAACTTCTTTCATTTGTAAAGGGATGGGGGTTTTTAGTTCGAACGTATTGCATACTTTCATCAATTCCTTTATTTTTTTATCGATATAATAGTTCCCAATACATATGATGGGGTTCATTGTGATACTCTCTAGTCGCTGTTTTTTGGTCTTTTTTTGACGTATTATTTTTATGAGTGCAGTAATCCCTCCCTTGTCACCATTATTCATCCCATCGATTTCATCCATTACTATCGCAAGTTTTTTCACTTTTTTTGTCATCATTTGGAGAACATTGCGATTAGATACATTATTACTTGTAATCGTATCAATTAACGCTTTGTTTCGCACATCACCTGCATCATATTTTATAATATCATAATCCAATTCCTTTAATAAATTTATAATAAAATGAGTTTTACCACATCCTGGAGAACCATAAATGTATATTCCACGTTTAAATGTGATATTTTTGCAGTTTTCATCGAACGATAAGAGAATTTTTTTAATATCATCAGCTATTGTTTCGCGTTCCAATATATTATTGATATTTTCCATAATCTGTTTATGTAAAATATTTGGTTATGATTATATTGTTTCTTTCTTTTTATTATTTATTTTTAACGCACTAGGGGAACCTAACGGTTCCCTATTAGACCCCTCCTTTATATTAGATTCCGAAGCAGATGAATATACATTTAACGGTTGGTCGAATGAACTTATCCATATCAAAACGGAATGTGAAAATTAATGTCTGAATGTACTGAAATCGGCAGTGACTGGAAGATAATTACTCGATCCCTTGGAAGGCAGTGTTCCATAATAAGAATACTGATCCATTGTTTGAGGTCCACCTGATGAAATTCCACTATAACCACTTGCTGCATTGTATCCAGCACCAGCACCAGCACCAGCACCAGCACCAGCACCAGCACCAGCACCAGCACCAGCACCTGCACCCATACCCGTGCCCATACCCGTACCTGCACCTCCAATTCCTCCTTGTCCGAACCCTCCTTGCCCCTGGCCTCCAACCCCACTATCTCTACTCTTTTGGTCTTTTGACATTTGCATAATACCTGAACCTGCACTCTTCGCAAGATCAACTGCTCCGACAGCAGTATCTTTTACTGCCCCGCCAATTCCACTTGCTGCACTACCAATTCCGCCAGTAACATCTTTTACAGCACCACCAATGCCGCCAGTAACATCTTTTACAGCACCCCCCGCAGCACCAATTCCTGTTTTAATTACATCGGCTGCGGTATATGCTCCCTCTTCTAATCCGGCTACCATACTATATTGTGATAGTACTAGCCCCCCAGCAAGAGTATTCGGATCCGCATTTGATGAAAATGTTCCCTTACCTACATCACTCTTCCATTGCACATCATTTCCAGCAGCATCCTTTTTTCCTGTAGTGGGACTACCTTCGCCAAAAAAGGTGGAAGGATTTTTCGCGTCCTTTTCTCCAGTTACCATCGTGGAACCATTTCCAGATTGGGTACCTGATCCGCCTTGTCCTCCACAATTGGTACATACGCTGCCTTTTCCTTGAGCACAAGACGGGCACGATGGGCATACTGGAGGTACAATCTGACTCTTTAAGATATAATCGTCCGAATATTGGTTCGAACCAGGTGATTGACCCACACCTTGTTGCATTTGTCCGCCTTGTTGTCTCGAACCACTCACAAACGAATTAAACTGAGACATTATTCCACTAGAAGCCGCATTACCATTATCAACCGTATTCGCAGTAAATCGTACTACGTTTTTTAATGTGTACTTGTTATCAATCATATCAATAATAGCTACTAGTGTATTGGTACCATCGGGGATATATAAAATAACATTTTGATCCAATGTATCTTGGATCACATTTGGACTAAATGCAATGCTCTGTACGGTTGATGGTGTATTTATTATTGTGTTAGGAGAAGTTACATTTACACTTGTTATAGGACTAACGCGATTGTATACTGTTACTGATTTTGGTGTATTTTGGGTTTGCACAATCAAAGATCCATTTGTAATATCATATTTTACATATTTACTTATTTGGTATAATACCTTGTTCGGATCATAATAATTATCAGAAACAAATGTATTGTTACCTGTAGAATTATCAGCTGTATTATTGGAAATTCCAATACTGTTTGTTGGTAGACCGCTATTCGGATCAGTCGGCCAATTATAAATATTGAATGTTCCATTATTCATTCCATATGTCCCTACGTGAGTTTTGTTCGTAGTATCTAAAATGTGGATGTATGTATTGGTGTTCCAAGGGATGTACATAACACAATAATTGTCAGTATGGTTAGATAAAGTATTATAAATATACGAATTATAATTGCTCGACATTGTAGATATCTGACTCTGTACGACATTTCCGGAAGAGAGTGATACATTACCATTGTATTGATAACTTGTACCTGAATTAGATCGAGGAGTTACTGTTGTGGAAACAATGGTATTTCCTATTAAATCCACATTTCCTCCTTGAACATACTTGGATGAATCAATCTCGATCAAATTCCCATTCTTCGTATCAAAGTACAAATTGTCAAACATCTTTACGACCTGTGAATTTTTGGAATAAGTAGGCACAGTCACAGAATAAGGACTATTTGGCGACGACTTGTTCGATTGTTGATAAGATACAAAACCTTCCTTCCATACATTTTTTCCTAATAAGACGGATACTACTAAAACTATTAATAAAATTAAAAATAATGTTAATGCCGTAACTTTCATTTGCAATATAATAATATAGATTATATCCCGAAAAAATTGAAGCTTTAAAACAACATACCTGTTTTTTAATAATATGCCGAAAAAGGAAGCTTTGTTATTGAATCGCTTTTATAATGAATCTAACCTTTATGAATTTGCATTGGATGAAGTTGGCAGAGGATGTCTTTTCGGACGTGTATACGTTGCTTGTGTTGTTTTACCTAAAGACCCCACCGTTTTTATTGGGGCAGATGGAACTAATATTAAGGATAGCAAGAAATTTTCTTCCAAGAAAAAGTTGGCCGAAGTAGCAGAATATATCAAGAGGAATGCGGTTGTTTGGAATATCTCTTGGATTGATGCAGCAGAAATAGATAAAATTAATATTCTACAGGCTACTATGAAGGGTATGCATCAGTGTATTGATCAAGTGTTTGTCCAATTAGGTGGTTTCTCCAATTTAGATAAATGCCTAGCTACGGTTGACGGGAATTATTTTAATCCATACAGGCGGTTCGATCTTTCCAATAATACTATCTGCGAATTGCCGCATATTACAGTGGAACAAGGTGACGCAAAATATATGGGGATTGCTGCAGCATCGATCTTAGCAAAAAATGCACGGGACGACTATGTACTGGAAATGTGCCAACAGTACCCTGAATTGGTGGAGCGTTATGGTCTCGATACCAATATGGGATACGGCACTAAACGTCATTTAGATGGAATTCGAGAACACGGTATTACACAATGGCACCGTAAAACATTTGGCTCCTTATGTAAGAGTGCGGACTTACATCCTCTAAGGGAACCTTGGTTCCCTTAGAAAATTGAATTATAAAATAACATAAACACTAAATGCATATATTAGGTATTACTATGTTGACTCGATCCCAAACTCGTGCTGCGAACAATTTCATCGATCAGATTGAAAATGATGTTAGTCGTAAGACTAGAGCTATCCGACGCACCAGCATTGCCAATGTTTTAGGCTGTCAAGATGTGGCGAAGAAGGAGCCAAGGATTCCTCAGAACCTATTTACGATCATCCGCACTCGATCTCAATCGAAGATTTTGGCTGAATTTGATGTAAATATCGACTTTGATGATGCTAGCCGCGAATGGACAAGAAATAAGCGTCGTATGGGAAATGGTACATACTCTTACAAGTAAAAATAAAAAATATAGTGATTAATTTTTGAAATAATATATAATAATAATTCTTTTTTTTATTATTATATTGTAATGGTATCAGCTAATCTCCAAATATATCAAAATCAGGATATAATGAGACATATCTATGAATTCGATTCTACATTTAAGGAGTATTTTAAAGATGTGTTTGTTCGTAATAATGCGATTTTAGAAGCTGCTCACGAATTTTGGTATAATAAATATGTGTTTGTTTTAAAAATAAATCGGTGGAATTATAATATCGAATCGACACGGAATGTTATTGAAATACAGCACGGATTTTTCGATACTCTCTATCAGTTGTGTCCAGAATGTTTTTACTAGACGATTGAATAATGCTTTTATAAACCTAATAAAAATTGTCTGTCTAATCATAATAACTTTATGGAATTGTCGAGAACTTGGTATCATATAAATGATCCTTGGAAGCGATTTATCGGTGCAATGTTCGGAAAATATGTTTTCGTTAACTACTATGATCTTCCTGATATCAACAGATGTCAGTGCCCACCAATTTACAGATTCGTCTTGCTAGACCATAACAATAATATTACATTTGTAGACGAATTAAATGTATCAAATTTGGAATTATGGTGCGAAAATAATTGATTTACCATTCATAAATATTTTATCATCGTAATTTTTATAAAAATCGAAACATTTTACCTCATTTTTGCTTGAAAATGTGGGAATAATATCATTAATTGACAATGATAATATTCCTATCGTTATTTTTGCCCTTAAGGGTGAAAGATTCATCTTTTTTCTATACGCGTTTACCCCCATTTCTACACTATGTCTGACCTCATTGTCTAGGCCTTCGTGGTCATCAGATAAACGGTCTTCACAATATTTACCATAGTATGCTCTCGAGTTTTTACCAATTTTATAAATAAACGTAATAAAGGGCATTTACAATCATTATAATTTTATCTTTATAATGATTTATTTCGAAATATCAATAAACAACGTATCTATGTTTTTCTTAGAAATCGCCATATATTTGGTTTCACGGTCCATCACACTATAACCTATTAAGAATTGTTGTTCTCTCTCCATATATATGAATCCCAATGTATATTCGACCTTTTCTTTTTCAAACGTAAACATCCTGGTATAACGTTTCATCTTCATCGTAGTCTTATCTAAAACCACGAATAAATGGTAATAATAACGGCGATCTTCGTAGCTAACTACGTGACATATAAACCATACTTCGTCGCCTATAGTGACTCCATTGGTCGACCCTCTTACCCATCGGAAAAAATTGGGGGTTGGCTGTTCGTGGGTAATCCGTAGTTTTTTCATAATTTGCCCCTTGTCATTTAGT